CGCTCACCTCCCACGCGCTCGAACTTAGCAAGGAAATCGTCAGTTGCTCTGGTGTAGTCTTTGTTCATTTTTTAACTCCAATAAAAAACCCTGCTAACAATACAGGACGAGTGCATTATTAAACAGGGTTAAGAATAAATTCTTTAGATTGTCATGCCTCGTCCGCACAAATCTAAAAAACTCACAGCTATTATAACCAATTTTGCTATAATTAAAACTCTTATTTTAAAAAGGATTCCAAATGAAAACCGTTTATGATTCAAAAACAGGCGAACCAATTACATTAAACAAGGTTGATGCCAACGAGCGTTTAGCGGCAGGCTTGGCAACGTCAGCACCAAAACAAGCTGAAGCACCAGTTGAACCAAAAACAACTAAAACAAAGTGAACGAAGCAATCTATTTAGAGAACCAAGTGCAGCAGTCGTTTAGTATTTCAACTGTTGCTGCACAATCTAATCCGTTAGAACAAGGTTATTACGATGTTTGGTCAACGCTTGACTGCTATTTGCGCGTAGATGAAACTGCTACAGGCGTAACAACATCTAACGGCTACATTTTGTATGGTGGCAATGTGATTACGCTTTTTATTGATGATATGCGCAGCATTGGTGCAATAACCGCGTCTGGCGTTGGTGTGCTTTCATTTCACAAGGTGGGTTAATTATATGGCACGTCAAATTCGAGATAATTCCGACCATTTAGCCAAAACAACAAGCAAGGCAATGATTAACCAAGATGTTATTTTCAACATTACGGGTGATGTTCAAATTCTATCATTATCGAGTGAATGCTACAGCGCAAACGATGTTACTGGTACACGCATTAAATACACCGTTCATTCTGCATTAGATGGCGATACTGATATTAGTGGACTTTGTGCAACGTTAGCCAATGCAGTAATTGGCACGCGCATAATCTGCGATAACAATACTTTAGCAAACGCGCCGAATGTTGTAGTTGGTGGTGTAAGCGTTGGAATGGATGCGCGAGGAATCATTGCGCCACGCGGTTATTTAAAATTAACCGTTAATAATGGTAGTACCACGGGATTATGGCGGCATTACATTAGATACGAACCATTAGAACAAGGTGCAACCATTACACCATCTTTTTAAAAGAAACCGCCGAAAGGCGGTTTTTTATTGTTTATAATAAGTTATTGATTTTATTATGGTTGGATTGGTTGGATTGGTTGGTTTTATATCCAACCAACCTTTTTAAAATCATAACTTATTGATTTTATTAAACTTTATTATTTTAAGGGGCGGCTTGATTTTAGCAAAAAAAAGGGGTACGCTATCGCATTAGCTATCGCGCACCCCTTTTTTCTAAGCGCACAATTTATCAACTCACCAATCACCCAATATTATGACACTAATTGTAGAAGATGGCAGTATCGTTGCTGGAGCAGAAAGCTACATTAGCGTTACGGATGCCGATACTTATCATTCAAATCGTGGCAATGCCACATGGGCTGATTTAACTACAACAGTTAAAGAGCAGTTGTTGCGTAAATCAACTGACTATATGGTGGCGCGTTATCGCACGTTATGGCGCGGTTATCGTAAAACAGCTACGCAGACGTTAGACTTTCCCCGTTCATTCTGTTATTTAGAACCGTTTGTTTATGGTGCTGTTGGTGCATATCCATTTTTATTGGATGATAATGTTGTACCAAATGAAGTAAAAAATGCGTGTGCTGAATTGGCATTAAAAGCGAATGATGGCGCGTTGATGGTCGATGTTGGTCAAACTGTAATTAGGGAGAAAGTAGATGTTATTGAAGTGGAATATAGTGAATTTTCACCTGCTCAAACAAGATATTCACAAATCGACGCTATGTTATCTACATTGCTACAATCCACAAATAGCTATGAAGCTAAAACTGTACGCGCATAAATGACACTCGACACGAAAGCACGCGCCACGGCTGACAAACTTATCGGTAAATTCGGTAAGCAAGTCACTTTAACGCGCGTAACCGAAGGCACTTATGACCCGTCAACTGGTGAATTATCTGGTGGTTCAACAACTACGCAAACCGTAGCGGCATTGGTTAAAGATTTTAACGGTATTGAGCTTTTAACGGGCGCAATTCAATCGGGTGATAGAAAGGTTAGTATTGCTGCGTTAAACGCAACAGAACCACAAATTGGCGATGCTATGACGATTGATTCACTGGTTTATAATGTGCTATCGGTTAAAAGCATTTGGAGCGGTGAAAAAGTGGCTATTTACGAATTGCAGGTTAGAAAATGAGTTTTAACGATGTCACATCACGAATACAGCAAAGAGTTAATCAACAAGTACGTGCGGTTACTATTGGGGTATTTTCGAGCGTAATTCGCATGACACCTGTTGATACTGGCAGGGCAAAAGGTAACTGGCAATGCACAATCGGTAGCCCTGCGAATGGTCAAAATGAATTATCAAACAGTGAAGGCGCAATGATTGCAACAGTTCCAAATGAAGCAGGGCAAAAAGTCTATCTCACAAACAATTTACCTTACATTCAGAAACTTGAATATGGTTATAGCACGCAAGCACCTAGCGGCATGGTTAGAATTTCAATTGATAGGTTTGCACAATGAGTATCACTGCAATAAAAACCGCATTGGAATCTAAACTTAACGCGCTTACACCTGCACTTGCTACGGCATGGGAAGGGATTTCTTTTGTTCCCGTTACTGGCACGCCATATCAGCAAGTTAATATTTTACCGTCCGACACTTTAAATCCGTCTATTGGTGATGGGCATTATCGTGAAAAAGGTATTTTGCAGATTACATTATGCTATCCGCTAAAATCACCAAATGAAACAGGTACAAAACCAACGTTGCAGCGAGCAGATTTGCTGTGTAGTCATTTCAAGCGCGGCACAACAATCACCAATAGCGGTATCAATGTTTTAATCCACAAAACCCCATCCAAATCGCAATGCTTTATTGATGGTGATAGAATACGCATTGCCATTTCAATATATTGGCAATCTGACATTTTTTAATTTAACTCGAGAGAAATTATGGCTTCAATTTATCAAGGTGTAAAAAGCACCACCATTTTGGCACGGCAAACTGGTATTGGTGCAGGTGCTACAAGCGCAACTGGAAAACAAAAACTTCGTGTTGTAAGCTCAACAATGAACTTACAAAAAGAAACGTACCAGTCAAACGAAATTCGACCCGACCAACAGGTGGCGGATTTTAGACACGGTGCAGTTCAAACAAGTGGCACGATTTCCGCTGAAATTTCACCAAAAGCAAATCAGTTACTTTTAGCCGATGTTGTGAGAAAAGAATTTGCCGCTGTATCGGGCGCGTCATTGACAACACTTGCTATTGCTAGTCAAACCGTATCAAGTGGCATTGCGACAATTACTGGTACAACAACGTCATTCTTAACCTTATTGCGCGTGGGTATGGTTTGTTCGTTTAGTGCTGGTACAGGTGTTCATACTACTAACTTGAATAATCGATTTGTGATTTTATCGGTAACAAATACGGTAATCACAGCAAAAGCAATTGGTGGAACGGATTTAGTTGCTAACGCTGGAGCTGCAACAGGCGCAACCATTGTTGTCCATGGAATGGTTACTTATGTTCCTGAAACTGGTCACACAAACCATTATTATTGTCTTGAAAAATTCTATACCGATGATTCGGTTAGAATAAGCGAGCTTTACACCGACGTTAGACCAACAAACGCACAGGTCAAAATTCAATCAAACGGCATGGCAACGGTTGATTTTCCGTTGATTGGCTTGGGTATGACTAAAACCGTGCCAACAACTAACACCGATTATCAAATCACGTCACCTGCCGCAACGCCTACTTATGGCATCGAAGCTGGTGCGAACGGCGTTATCGTGGTTAATGGCGTTATTAGCGGTATTGTTACTGGTATTGATTTTGATATTAACGGCAAAGTAACAGCGGCTGATGGCGTGGTGGGTTCTGTGGTTCGCCCTGACGTGTTTAGAGGAAAAATTGGCGTAACAGGTACAATTACAGCACACTTTGATACAGTTGGCGCGTTAGCAATGCAAAACGCATTTATTAACGAAACAGCTATCACAATTATTGTGGTTTTATCGGCTGAAAACACACCAACAACAGATTTTGTTTCGTTCACTATGCCGCGCGTAAAATTAGGCGGTGCAGATGCTGATTTTGTAGAAGGCGGAATGAAGCGAACGTTCCCATTTACGGCAATCAAAAACGAAGTGGCAACATTAACGTCTGGTCTTGAATTGACTACAATTATGATTCAAGATTCGCAAGCAATCACTGTGGTTTAATTCCTGTCGATTATGCTACAATGGAAGCCGTCACATTCATTTTGAGTGTGGCGGTTTTTTTTAATTTAACGACAGGTAAAATACCATGACAAAAACTACAGAAAAATTATTATCAATTGACGATTTGGACTTAACTGCTGCAAGTGATACACCGTTTGATTTGGAATTGCTCAACACCAAAGGCGTAAAAACAGGAGTAACTTTGCAAGTTTTGGGCAGTGAAAGCGAGAAAGTTCAAGAGTGGACAAATCGACAAGCCAACAGAATTCGCACGCAAGCCACGCAAAAAAGCGTAACAGGTAAAGAAAAAGTGCGTACCGCAGAAGAAGATGACGAATATATTATTGAAAGCGCAGTGGTTCGTGTTATCGGGTGGAGTGGTTTAGCTGAGCCGTTCAATAAAGAAAACGTAACACGGTTAATGGCACGCAACGTCCACGCAAGAATGCAAGTGTTGCAAGCGTCAAATGAATTGGGAAACTACAGCAAAGACTGATTCTCGAACTCGTTGATTATGCAACGCGCGAATTTGAGTTAAATGCTGTAGATGAACACGGTGGGACGTTACGCGATGATGCTAAATCATTAGAGCGTCAAGGCGCATTCGTTCCACCTGATTATTTATCGTTGCCATTCCCTGATTTGGTTAGCCACATTTGGGAGTGGTTTATTGAATTGCATCGGTGTCGAACCAGCAACGGTTTTGGAGTTAATCCGATAACCTACATCGACATTGACGCATGGTCAAGATTAACAAGGCGCAAGCCTACAGCTTTAGAAATTAGGGCATTAACACAAATCGACGCGGCATTTTTAACAGTGCAAGCGAAACAGTCACAAAAGAAAAAAGGTAAATAGAGATGGCAGCCGAAGATTATAGCATTCGCATTAACGTAGACAGTTCAAGCGCACAACAAGCGCAACGCAACCTACAAAATTTAAATAGCACAGTTACACAAACTGAGCGCGAATTAAACAATACGTCAAGCGCGGCACGGTCGGCGGCTGCATCTTTATCAGGTTTAGGTAGCTCAAGTGCTGGCATTCATTCAATGACTGCCGCAATGTCAAGTTATGCACAATCAGCAACGCAAGCTGCAAACAATACGCAATCAGCAACGCGTGAAATAAGCCAAATGGGAACAACGGCAACGCGCACGTCCGAAAGTATGCGCTCAATTTCAAATGCGATTGGTTTAATCGGTTTAGGTGCGTTTGCAAAAGATGTTTTAAACACAAACATCGAAATGGAAAACTTGCGAGCGCGTTTAGATGCTACTTTTGGTTCAATGGCAAAAGGTCAGCAAGCGTTTAATGATATTTTACAGATTGCAAAAGAAACACCGCAAAGCGTTAATGAGATTTCAAAATCATTTGCAATGCTCAAAAACTTTGGCATCGAGCCAACTATGAAAGTTATGCAAGATTTAACCAATATGACTTCTAAGGTTGGTGGTAATGCTGATACGCTTTCTGGAATCGTGCGTGGATTAGGTCAGGCTTATGCAAAAGGAAAATTGCAAGCTGAAGAGGCAAACCAAATGATTGAGCGCGGCGTACCTGTTTATTCTTTGCTTTCAAAAGAATTGCACAAAACAACCGCAGAAATTATGGACATGATGTCATCTGGTGAATTGATT